TGGACAAATTTGAGTTCACGCTATCAGTGCGAGACACCCCGCATTTCATGAAGGAATACGACGACATACTAGAAGGAGATTGTCGTGAATATTATGAGATGACCATTTAACAAAAGGCCGTCGATAAAGCCCCGCTTATGCGGGGTTTTTTTATGCCTATATAAAGTACTTGCCGTATGGGATTGTATGTGACAAACTAACGATTCGTTTAATTAAAAAAGGTACTAAACAAATGACTAATTCTAAACAAAAAATTGACGCGATACATAAGGCAACCGCAGATCGTTTACTTTCCGAAATGGAAAAGAACGGCACTGACTGGTTGAAGCCTTGGTCTGTCGAACTTTCGGACATTGCCCGCAACCCAATCACAGGCACCGAGTATTCCGGTTCTAATGTATGGACTTTAATGTTTGCCAAAATGGATCATGGTTTTACTCGTAATGAGTATTTGACTTTCCCACAAATCAAAAAAGCGGGCAACGGGGATTGGTCAATAAAAGGCCAGAAGTCGTGCGCTCAAATTGTGCGCTGGATATCATCATATAACGTGGACAAAAAAACTGGTGATAAGGTTTTCGGTAAGGGCATGTTTCCAAAAATCTTTAACGTTTGGAACGTTGATCAGATCGAAGGCTATCCCGCCGCCGAGCCAAAAGAAAAGAAACAACCGTTAACCAACGGTGAAGCGGTAGCACTTGCACAAAATGCTTTTGCTTCGAACGGTGCCAAGGTTGTCTATGGCGGGAACGTGGCTTGCTTCATTCCTTCACGGGATCAGATTAACATGCCCAACGCTGAAGATTTCGCAACCGGTGAAGCCTTCGCTTCAACCGGTATGCACGAGTTAACTCACTGGACGGGTCATAGCTCAAGATTGGATCGCGATCTAAAAAACCGGTTTGGTTCTAAGGAATACGCGTTTGAAGAACTTGTAGCCGAATTTGGCGCTTGTTTTACTTGTGCCGCAATGGGTATAGAAAAGCAAGCCATTGCGAACCATGCTAAATATTTAAACAGTTGGAAACGCTGCCTTGCTACTGACCCTAACGCCATTAANAANGCNATNACNTTNGCNGGTAAAGCGAGCAAAAACATACTNTCTAACCTTGATCAAACGGCACTTGATAAGGCCGCCTAACCCCAACCCACAACCCCTAACCTAACCCCGCANNTGCGGGGTTTTTTTATGGCCGTTTGACATATTCGCATTTGTTCGACANACTAACGGTTCATTTAATTAAAAAGGTAATACAACATGAAAGCAGCAATCATAAATAATCCTAACGACATTCAAGCTTTCCAAATGAATGTTTATAAGCAAGCTATCAAGGCCTTACTTAACGATATGGTGCTCAATAGGGGTTACACGTCTACCAACTGTCGCGCTTTTGTTTCGCGTCTAACCGGTAGCAAATACCCCGCCGGAAAAAAAGGCTTACAGATCGCACTTGCCGATCTTGAAGACTTAACAACCTAACCCCAATCCACAACCCCTAACCTAACCCCGCATTTGCGGGGTTTTTTTATGGCCGTAATATAAGCGAGCGCCATGGCTCGTGAACCATGGGAAACGTACCGCGATCTATTAACCATGGGATCAACGATCACAAGTACAGGGATCAAACGCGAGCCGTGAACCGCGATGCATTGCACGACTACCGAGCACCGAGCACCGATAGCCAGTAATCACGAAACGCGCACCACGCCACGCAATGCGCTAACCCATACAATCATCAACGAATGTATCTTGAACCGCGTACCGAGCACCATAGGCCGCTTTAAAGAGGTGCTCATTAACCTAGGAACCTATTACCAATCAAGGTTAATTGAGTGCGCTAAGTGATTGATATGTAACGGAAAAAGAAAATTTGCCCATAGGGTTCGCCATGCGGGGACAAGGTGCATGTTCCTGACAAATAAATATGAAAAAAAATAGTTCAAAAACAGATTAGATATATCTGATATAGTTGTATAAATTAATGATTTTTTTCTGGTAGTATATGGAAAGGGTCCTTGACAATGTTCCACGTGAAACATAAAAAGGGGGTCAGGAGTCCCTAGGCCCCCAAAAAATATTTAAAAATGGAAACCTATGAGCGCAGTCATTTCAGAAAATGTATCCGACAAACAGCTCAAGCTGGAGCTACGTTTAGCGCAGTTAGAAAAAAACGAGCAGTGTGAAGAACATTTCCTAACTTTTGTCAAATCAATGTGGCCCGAGTTCATTGTCGGCAGACACCACAAAATAATTGCAGAAAAATTAGAACGTATCGCGAGCGGCGAACTCAAACGTCTGATTATTAATATGCCGCCCAGACATACCAAGTCGGAGTTCGCAAGCTATTTGTTCCCGGCATGGATGATTGGCAAGAATCCTGCTATGAAAATTATCCAAGCAACGCACACCACGGAGCTTGCCGTAAACTTTGGGCGCAAAGTTAAAAACTTAATCGAGCGTGAGGAATACTCCACTGTATTTGCAGACACAAAACTTGCGGTAGATTCCAAAGCCTCTGGCCGGTGGGACACGAACCGTGGTGGAATGTACTACGCCGTGGGCGTTGGCTCAAACCTCGCGGGCCGCGGAGGGGATTTAATTATTATTGATGACCCGCACTCGGAGCAAACCGCAATGTCAAACACCGGGTTTGAAGATGCGTGGGATTGGTACACCGGCGGTCCGAGACAGAGACTACAGCCGGGCGGCGCTATTGTTTTGGTCCAAACGCGTTGGTCCGAGAAGGATATGACGGGACAATTGATTCGCGCACAGGCTAAAGACCCCAATGCAGACCAGTGGGAGGTGGTGGAGTTGCCTGCCATTATGCCCTCGGGAAAAGCGTGTTGGCCGGAATATTGGACGCTGCCTGATTTAGAAGCGGTAAGAGCATCGATACCGCCTTATAAGTGGAACGCGCAATACCAGCAGCAACCCACGGGCGAAGAGAACTCTATTTTGAAAAGAGAGTGGTGGCAGCGTTGGGAAAAGGACAGCGTACCGCAACTTCAGTATGTGATACAAAGTTATGACACAGCGTTCAGTAAAAAGGAGACGGCGGATTTTTCTGCTATTACTACGTGGGGTGTGTTCCACCCAGAAGAAGGTGGACCCCCTAATCTTATTCTGCTAGATTCTAAAAAAGACCGCTGGGATTTTCCAGAGTTAAAAGAAATTGCCCTAGAGCAATTTAGGTTTTGGGAGCCAGAGACGGTGATTATAGAAGCCAAGGCCAGCGGCACACCTTTGACGCAAGAATTGAGACAATTGGGCATTCCTGTTGTAAACTTCACACCGAGCCGTGGTAATGATAAGCTGGCTCGGGCACACTCTATTTCTCCGTTGTTTGAAAGCGGAATGATATGGGCACCCGACGAACAATGGGCCGATGAACTTATCGAAGAGTGCGCGGCATTTCCTAACGGGGAGTATGACGATTTGGTGGACAGTACGACACAAGCGTTAATGCGCTATCGACAAGGCAACTTTGTACAGTTACCATCAGACGATTGGAAAGACACTCCGACTTCTAGTACCCTAAGAGCTTATTATGGATAAGGACACGATAATATGAACAGAACCCCAGAGCAACAATACTTTTTTCAAAGAATGCAGGAAGGGGGTGAAGCGCTTACCGCAGAAGAGGAAGAGTTCGCTTCTGCCGCCGGAAACAGGGCAATGTATAACCACTTTGGTTCAGAAGAAGCGGTTCGACGTGAGTTAGACGCATCTGCGGCTCGGGCGAAACTTTTGGAAGAGCAACAAGTCATGAAGGACGGCTTGAGCGACAACACGGGACGTCGACTTCCTAGCCCAGCCATTCAAACATACGGTTCAGCTATTGGAGTACAGTTAGAAAACTTCCTAATGGAAAACCCGGGAGTAGATGAGCTAACGGCGTTAAGGGCCTTAGTAGATAGCGGTTCAATAGACCCCAGAGCAATTGAAATCTTTAGGGCTAATCAAAACACGGGCGCAGGAGAACCACCGCCTGTATATGAAGATGTCCCCGCTTTTCGAGGGCAGCCCACAGAAAACGTAGAGCCACCCAACGCCTACTTTATGGATAGATTAAGGAATTAATAAACATGGCGGATGAACCTGTAGTTTCGTTTATGGAGCGGTCGGGAGACGACCCTAAGTTGGATGAAATGGCTTTGGACATGGAAATAGAAACTATTGGCACCTCGATGGGGGTAGCAGAAGGAACTCCAGAAGGGATAGAGATAGAGCTGGCCGAAGATGGCGGCGCTACCGTAGATTTTGATTCGGAAGAAAACGAAGAAGAAGCCGATTTTTTTGACAACTTAGCAGAATTTTTAAGCGACAGAGAACTTAGCCGCATTAGCAGCGAGCTTTCTTCGGAGTACGAAGCCAATAAGTCGTCAAGAAAAGAATGGGAAGACACTTACGCTAACGGTATGGAGCTTTTGGGGCTTACTTACGAGGAAAGAACACAACCTTTTCGCGGAGCCACAGGAGTAACGCACCCTTTGTTGGCCGAAGCGGCCACACAATTTCAAGCCCACGCCTTTAACGAACTGCTTCCGGCCAACGGTCCGGTAAGAACAGCGGTCATGGGCACCCCTACCGCGGAAAAAGAACAGCAAGCGGTCCGCGTAAAAGAATTTATGAACTATTACTTGATGAATGTAATGGAAGAATACACACCTGAAGTTGATCAGATGCTGTTTTATCTCCCATTAGCAGGTTCTACGTTCAAAAAAGTATACTTTGATGAAACGCTAGACCGAGCCATCAGTAGTTTTGTGCCTGCGGAGCAGCTAGTAGTACCGTATGAGGCCAGCAGCTTAGACACTTGCCCCAACATTACTCAAGTATTGCGTATGCCACTCAACGATCTGCGTAAAAAACAGGTGTCTGGGTTCTATAGAGATGTGGAAGTACACCCCACACAAGCGGGCACCAACTCTGTTGACGATAAAATAGATGATATTGACGGCGTACACTCCTCTACCATAGATTACGACAGCACTTTATTAGAATGCCACGTAGATCTAGACCTTAAAGG